CAATGCCTTCATTAGCAAGTCTTCTTCTAAAAATATTTCCAGCAAAATCTTTAAATCTTGCTCTTTTCTTAGCTTTCAACAATGCTTTAGCCTTTTCCAATTGTTCTTTTGTTTTATTAACTTCATGAGCACCAAGGCGCATTGTGCTACGGTCAGCATCTGCAGCCATTTCACGTCTCCAATCAGCTTCACCACTTCTTAATTGGCGGCGATCCATATTGACCGCAACTGCACCAGTATTAACAATTTCGTCAATCTTCTCGGATGTATCGTTACTCTTGTTCATTATAATACCTTATCTAATTTAATATTTATTTCTTTTTTCGTGCAAAGACACTTTTTTCAGTAATAATAGAAAATTTTATTCCACGTTCCTGACACCATCTATGAGCCGCTTCCCATTTTGCAGTGTTGACTCTATATGTTTGATTTTCCATTAATTTCACCAAGGGCTTACGTGATCGTGAAGGTCTGGTTTGTTTTAATGGTTTTATTTCTAATAATTCTCTTATGAAATTTTTATCTTTATCATAATACTCAATATATAAATCTGGATAATACTTAGCAGGTTTAAAGAAATTATCCATCGGTTTCATATAAGGTATTTCAAATATCTCATAACCCCATTTAATAATATTAACATTATTATCACAAAAGTTAAACATATTTTCTTCCCAACTTGATTTAAATAATAATTTGTTTAAATCTCCCATATATTTGCATGGGTTCTTTAATATGAATGCTTTTTTAGATTGTTTGAACCCCATGTTAGCTGTTAGTCGCTTTAAATGTATCAAATGTAAAGTTAATCGTTACTAGGTTAAATTCACTAGCACTCATATCTAAATCATCAAAATCTACAGAAATTAATTTAGGATTCAAATATTCATATTTTGTATTTTTTACTCCAGCTTCTCCTTTACTATAATATTGTGTAACTATAATAGATTTCATTGGGCCATGTCTATTCCCATTTAATGGTCCTATACCAGCCGAAGAAGATAATCCTAGTGCATCTAAGTTATCAGCTTGTGGGGCTTCTTTACCATATAAGGGACTTACTGTTTGTAAATACTGTGTAACTATATCATGTGCCCAATTATTAGGATCATCATAAAATGATACGGATACTTCACCATAATTTATACTTGTGGCAACTTTAGTTCTAAAGTTATAGAAATTAACATCTTGATAATTTATTGTAGGTTTAGGTCTAGATGCAGTCTTAGCTGCAAATTCCATTTCTTCCATTAATTCATTACCCTGACTTTGAGAAGATAAATTTAAATAACCTCTAGGAACAAATTGTATTGTAAAATTAAACTTTAATTTAGGGTGGACAACACCAATATTACCCTTAACATTATTTGGGCCTGCAATACCAGTTGCATTTGTTAGTCGCCAGTTTGAATCGAATTGCGTTGCCATTAGTTATCTCTATAATTCATTGAAGCTCGAACTACTAGTTTACATCTAGCAAGAGCTTCGTTTATGTATTTATCATAAGTAAATGTTAAATTTCTCATGTCGCCAAACATTCTATCTGCCATTACTGCTAATTCTTCTATTGACGATGGTGATACTGAAGTCGCTAGTGGTATGTATTCAGTTAAACCTAAATTGCTGTATATTATTGGTCTAGCAAGAGTTGTACTATAAGTAAAAAAGTTATACGGATTATCATATATTACTTGGTCAAATAAGACTAATGCACCACTGGGAATACCTTTAAAAGTCTTGGTAATTGCTTCAAGTGATCGAACACCGTTAGAAATTCTACCATTACCTCTATCATCAATATAAGAAAGATTTTTACTTTTTGTTATATTTTCCGAAACAGGAGTATATGAATCTTGAGCAATATCTCCTATTTTATTTAAATTATCTGTTAAAAATTTATCAATAGTGGTTAAACCAATCTTCTTAAAGTTTTGATCTAATTGCTTTAAGCCTCGTTTTGTTATATAACCATCATTCATTATGTTAACTCCATAATCTATTTATAAAAAAATGGCCCCAAAGATGGGGCCATTGAAGGTTGCACGTCCTTGTGCTATTCTTAGAACGGTGTAGGGCCGTTATGAGCCTTGTATCTAACACCAGTTATCAAGTTACGAGCATGATCGAAACGAATTGTTGCAGTAATTTTAATAGATTCACTTGCAGCATAATCCAAATCACCAAAGTCGATGTTCTGTAAGAAACATCCTTCTAATGCCCATGCAGCGAATACTGTTGTGTTACCATCCAAATGTTCAATACGTGTACCGAATTTGTATAGTTGACCTGCTGCTGATGCTGGTAACAATGATGACGGCGCAGGAGCAATAATATTCTGTTGTCTTTCTGACTGTCTCTGAATTGCTTCTGCAACCATACCACCAACATCATCTTCAAGTACGATGTTAATAGGCTGGAACATGTGTTTAGCGGCAACCCATGCTCTGGAATTGTAACGATCCAACTGAACTTCTTCATATTCTAACTTTGGAAGTTCACATGTTATAGCTTGTGCTTTAAGACCTTGTGATTCGCCATTCAATCCAATGAATTCAACTCTCCAACGGTTCTTTAATTTTGGTTGCCAGATACCGTTACCTGTAACACCCATGTCGTCAATAATTGCCATTTATAGAACTCCCATCAAATTTATCTATTGTTATTATTTATAAAGATTGTGTGTAAATATCTTAATTTTTCAAAAACTTAGTCTGAAAATAAAAAAAGACCTATTGCTAGGTCTTTTTATTTATAATATTATTTTGTAATATTCATATTTTACTTTTTGTTAACTATCTCACTCAGGAACTTATTAAACTTCTCTATAAAGTATTTCTGTGCTGCAGGATCAGTCTGTACCTGTTCTGCTAAAGTTAATACCTTTTCACCTAACTTAGACTGTAATGATTCATACACAGTATTTGGATATGCATTCGCAGATGGTGTAATTACTAAGTCGGCTGTTACAAAGGTAAATCCTTCGACAACACCATCACTTCTAACATTACCTGTACCACGACTAGAAACACCATATCTAACACCAGTTTTCGATAATTCTTTCGCAATCAATCCCATAGGAGTATCAAGCAACTTCAATTTACCATAAACATTATTACCATCCATCTTCATCTCGGTAATAACATGTGAAATTCTATCAAAATTTATTTGTAGTGTTGCAGGATGATCCGCTTCACCAAAGATTCCACCAAACTCTTTAATATGGTTGTTAGCATTAGTTACAGCCTGAGCCATTTCAGCTAACTGATATGTGCGTCCGTTCTTATTCAATTCACCAGCCTGCATAATAGTACCTGATAAATATACGGCTTTCCCCGTAGATTCAACAAGTATCTTCGCTTCTTGTGGTTGAAATGTTTCTATTAGTAACTGTTCCATTATTACTTATCCTTTATTTTGTTTCTTTTGTTGATGTAGCTCGTCCAGAATTACTAATTTTATTAATCAATCCTTTAATTTTATTAGTTCTAGGTGTTGACGACCCATTTGAAGATGTATCTCCGGGCTTAGGTAACCCACCATCTGTAACATTTCTCAAATCTAAGATGTTTAATTTATCATCTAGGTCCAATTTCTTTGGATCATCAATGACCGTACCCAATCCATCGGTCATACCATTTTCTGTAATTTTATATTCATTAGCAAGATATCCATAAAGTGCTTCGATATCTTCAAATTCTTTTAATTTACCACCATCAGCAGGGACAAATTTTATTCCACTATTATCTTCTGAATCGTTTTTCACTGATCCGACAATTTTTCCATTCACTAAGATTTCATCACCATGAAATTTGATGGCACTATTTCCCAAACTTTCATTAACAACTTCATCTCTATATGAAGCAACAATTTCTTTAGCTTTATTTTTGATATATGTAGACAAATCTATAGCGTCAGTATTATTGTCATCAATAAATTTATTTACAAAATTGTTAATATTTTCTTTGTTATCCATTATATCTTTCCTTTATTTTATTTATCACCAGCGTTAACCCGTTGCATGTATTCACGCCACTTTGTTGGGTTACGCAGTTTTTTATATTTAGATTTTTTAATCTTATCTGAATCTTCTTTTGTTAGACCAGACTGTTTCGCAAATTCTGCAAAGCTAATGGTTTCTTCCAGATAGTCAGAAAATGTAGGTTTAGTCTCCA